GCGGATAAAGGACTGGACGGTATGTACTACGTTTGCCTTTGCTTTCTGTTTGGATGCATCCAGATAATTCGCGGCAATTCGGAGCACGGTCTGAAGAACATCTTCACTGGCCTTGACTCCCTCTTCCTCGGCCGCTGCCTCAAAGATACCAGGCAGAGAAAAATCATGAGTAAATCCAGCCGCCAAAGTCTTACCGCCTGCGTACGGACCCAGGAGCCGAGCCTTGGCTCTTTCAAAGATACTGTCGACACCGGCCTCCATTTCCTTGACGGCTCCGGCTGAAAGACGCGCCTTCATGGGCAACCTTACTTCCGGGGCAGATGCTTGGTGGTGATGTCAGCCACTTCTTCCAAGAGCTTCTTGCTGTCATCTTCCCATGCTGCCAGAGCATCTTTGATGGTTTTCCGCTGCTGGGCCAAAAGCCGCCGCTTAGACGGGGGCAATTGAGCCTCGGACTTGGAAAGCAAGCCTATCAGCTGGTCGAGAGACCGGGTCAGGTCCATTCCTTCCTGGCCGCCTTCACCACCTTGACCGCCCTGTTCTTTTACCTGCTCTCGCTCCATGCCGTGTTTTTCCCTGGTCCCCGGAGTTTGCTCCGGAGCAGGACCGCCTTCTGCACCTTGCGGAGGCATGCCCTGGGCAGCGGCCTGAGCCTGCATCTGGGCCTGCTGCTGTTGCTGTTGCATCGCCATCAGAACCTGAACCTGTTGAAAGTAAAATGGGTCACGAACATAAGCGAATCGAGGGTCCTGGCTAGCTCCCTCAATACCGAACAATTCTTCCATGATGTAGCCGACGGAAACGTATTTGTCGACGACTGCTGCCCATTGAGGATTGAGGATGAACCTGCCACCGAGTTTCTTGCCAAGGGGCTTCTTTTCCACCTTCTCCAGGATTTCATCCAAGGTCATGTGGATGGCTGAATCCTGCTGGAGTCTAATTGACTCTTTCTCAGGTGTATCTACGTCCAAGCCGATGAACTTAATCGTGCAGACATTGGCAAGTTCTTTGTCAATCAGCGGGAAAATACGGCTGTTGACAAAGTTTTGGAATTGAGCCAGCAGCGGTCGGATGCCAACATCTCGAGCAGCTTCGAGCTTGTACTCATTGTTGCTTTCTGACAGAGCCTGATTGTTGGTACCACGGCTCAAATGTGCGTAGCCCGGAAGTTCCTCAGGGCTCATCTGGAATGCGGAGAGAATCACCCTGGCGTTCGTATCGGATAGATACTGAAACTCCATGTCGCGACTGCTGTTATCAATCGGATACCAACCGATTTCATCGTCACTGCCGACGCCAAAAATGGGCATGCGCCAGGCATTTGCAACGCTGTTGATACTGGCGTTGAACTGCTGCCGAATGTTGGCAATGACTCCCTCGTCGACGTCATCAGACTTGATGACAATCATTCCCCGAGCCGCACGGCCACTCTGGAAATAGAGCTTGTTGTGATTGGTGATGTTGATGTGCGTTGTGACAGCAGCAATCATCGTATCGATTGGCGTCAACGGATATCCGTCAAGTTCGACGTCACTCACCGGATAGAAGTTGTAGACCAAGCACTCTTCTGGGGTGAAGGCCTGCCGTGGCTGACCGTGGATGACCTGCACCCAGGCATACTCGTCATTCTCAAACTTTCCAGGGTCGAGTTTTTTGTTGTTGAGCTGCTCGATGATTTTGAGAGCTTCAGTACGAATGTTCTCCAGCGCTCCCTTAATAGGAGCAGCACGGTAAATGGTACCTGCATCGATAGGCCTGAAGGAATGGAAATTCTTGTTGCCCTGCATGTCCTGACTGTAGACAATTTCAGTTGCGGTCCTGCCGAAAACCACGGCGTTGCGAGCGCTGATAAACAAATACTGGTTGAAGGTCATTGCCTCGTGGTCGGACCAACCCTTCGTCGAGCCGCAGTTCAAAAGCTTGAGTTCAGCCTCGCGGATTTTTTTCTGGAGTTCTTTCTTCTCTTTCTCATCGAGCTTGTCCATGTAACCAGGCTCGGGTTCGATTTTGAAGCCGGTACCAAATCGGTCGGGCAAGGGCCGACCAAAAACAGAAATCTGATTGCTACGGGCATTGACGATAGACGCAACGAGGTCGTCTTGGATACTGATTCTCTTCAGAATGTCATCGGGAAGAAGACGGAGCTTAACCCTGTAGACGCTTTGATAGACGTTGTGCTGCCCGGGGTCAGTCTCAAATGCCAATCTCTCGATGCTACTCTTGCCGGGACCATTGAGAACATTCAGAACTGACTTAACCAGAGGACTAGCATCAGCCATCCTTTGGTCCATGACCTTTACGAGCCTCTTCAACTGCTCATCTTCTATGGTCTTCGTTCCATCAGGAGCAGTAGGGGTACCTTTTTCAAGTATCTCCTCCACCTCCATTGGATTCGTCATTGCCACGTGAATCCTACGGGCTTGGGGGCCAGCAACTTCCTTTTTCGCAAGCTTCGGCCGACCACCGACAATAGCTTCAACCACATTCCTGGCGAAGGGAGAGAGTTCCGCCTCTATGGAGCTTTTCTTTGCCATGTATTTTTACAGCGCGGAAATGACCAGAGCATGCAACGGGCTCTGGGAACGATTCACTAAAGTCAGCGCGAAGGTATTGCCGCGTTTCATGTACACGCCAACGTTCGCGGGGTCTCCGGCAATGATGGGAGAAATTCTTTGCGTCAAACCAGTATCGTTATTAACTTGAACCGCAGCTTCTTGGTCAGCTTCGATATAGAGAAAGGTTCTTCCGTTATTGTAGAAAATCATGCCAGCTGCCCCGGGCTGGATGCCTGTGTCGAGGGCGAGGGGGGTAGCACTGACAATTTCAAAGAATTGAGAAGTGACGGTCTTGATGGTGAATGTTCGCCGAGTTGCTTGCGAGAAGCCGGCGGTGATGTCCACGGTATCACCGACCTGTACGCCGGCCGCACTGAAAGCCTGAAACTGAGAATTAGCCGTGAGGGTTTGTGTCTCTGTGGCGCCAGAAAACGACTGGCCAGCGGGCCGAACCAAGACAATGTGCGTGGCGCTGATGATAGACAGAACCTGCCAGAAGCCTTGATTGAGAGCGTTGAAGGGAGTTACAGCATCACCGGTTAGCGGGCCGGGGATGAAGACCGTGTCGCCAGACTGGACGCTACCAAGGTTGAAAAGAGCACCGGTCTGCACGACCACATCCAAAGTAGCGTTGGTAAGGACGGTCAGAGTCAGGGCAATTCCATTCAAGGTAAGTGCTCTGTCTGTCCTGGTGCCCATCGGGGTGCCGGCGGTGACGGTAAATCTGTACGTACTAGGGTCGAGAATGGACAGGCTCACGGCAAAAGTCGTTGTCGCGTCTATGGTCGTTGTCCGGAGGCCATTAAAGATGAGCAACGAAGAGTTCGGGTCGATGGTGAAGGGTATGGATTTTGGGTCCGTGACAAGAATGCCTTGCTGGTCCCGGGTCCAATCCACATTTTTCAACAAGGGATTATTGTTGATAACCTGGTCAGAAAAGGCCGTTATCTTCGTGGTCAGATTGAGAAAGCTCATTAGTTCGCCCCAGGTAAGTCCTGTGCCTTACAGAAGAAGATTGTTGTCGGTGGCATTATTCTCCTCCGCCTTGGATGTCGAAAAAGAAACTGCCCTTCTTGATTTTGGCTGATGGGAGTAGTTCCGTTGCTGCCTCCCCGCCGGTAGCCTCAGAGATTATTTTTGCCATCCAATCCTCCTGGCGATACTGTTCCTTCATGGCCGCCAGGACCTGCGGGTACTCATTTTCAGCAAAAGAAGCTTGTACGCCGGTATTCGGAGCCGTGACTCGAAGCTTCCCCTTAGGCGCAAAGGAGTTCATAATCCCGTAACGCAACCCATCGCATTCGTCGTTGTTCTCATCTGAAGGCTCCTCGGTAGGCTCACCGGTAGGCCCCAGAATGAAATGGTACAGAGCCATCATCGACATGAGGTATTCGCAGCCAGCATCATCCCTGAGGAAGAACAGGGTAGGCTTGCCCATGGCCGGCATGAGTTTCATCCGGACGACTTCGATACCCGCCTTCACGCTCCCGGGATACTTGTCCCAGTCCCTCATGTGGAAGCCGCCCTTGCGCTTGAAGGTCTTCGTATCAGCCGGTGCCTCGGGGTCGGCAAAACAAATCGTATTCCAGGCCTTGATTTTCGCGCTGACTTCCATCTTCTGGTCTAGCTCGAGACCAGGGACTGCAATGACGTCTATGACGTATGCATTCGGCCCGTCAACAGCAAAGGTCACCACAGCAAAGTTGTGACTGAATCCGTAGTCAATGCCGGCGTAGAACTTCATGCCCCTTTCAAGCATGAGCTTGATTAACTCCGCCTTGGTCAACCGCGGGTCGCAAGGCTCGGCCGTTATCTTTTCCCACATTTGAGCCGCGGTCAGAGCATGGACTTCACGATTGAGACTCGGGTAAATCAAACCCTTAGAACTGGTCTTCCAGCACATCAACTGCGCCTTGGCTCCGTCAACATCTACATGACCAAACTTAGTCTGAACATAGGGAATGGTTTTCAGCAGAGGGGACTTGCACTTCTGCCTCGTAGCCAACCGCCCCTGGCATACAGCAAAAAGCCTGCAGTTCTTCAGGCAACCCATGTAGCCGGTGTCTTTGACGTAAGTTTTCTTGTGCTCGTCATTGAGGTTATCGTATTCAGTCTCACTGATAGCTCGAAGGTTTTCATCGCTCCGGTAAATGGTTATCTTCGGCTCGTTAGGCAAGTGCCTTTCCGGAGGACAGGCCTCGGTGACGTCGATAATGTTCCAGTGACGAACCTCCAGACCGGTCTCGGCAGCCTTATCGATTTCTTTCTGAACAATGCCGAATGAATATTCACGGGTGGAAGTCAGAACCGTTACCGGCTGCTTCTTTTTCCACGGCGCGGGGATGTACTTCGCATCTTCATAGGCCTTTTGGCGGTCCTTTGGGATAACGTCAACCTCGTCGACCGCCATGAAGGGCACATGCTCGGACCGAGACCCGGCGGTGTTGCAGATGACGATTTGAATGTAATTGGCAAGCTTCTCGTAAGTGTCTCGAGTAGACTCCGGAAGGATTTCCCATTGAGCTTGAGTAAGATTCTCACCCAACGTGGCATTGCAATAACGCACGTACTCAACGCGACGTTCGTTCCGAACGGTCACGAAAGGCGTCAAAAAAGGTTTGATGAAAAAGTCCTTGACGTAGCTCTGCGCCTTGATGGACTGTCCCTCAGTAGCAGCCATATGCGCAACCGAGCGGTCCATGTGCAAGACCATCAAGGTTTCAAGAATTGAAGCACTCAGCGTCTTGAAACCGTCGCGGCAGCTGAAGGCCAGAAGGCGGCTGAAGTCCGGGTCATCCTTTTGACATTCGCGATACACTTCCCAAACAAAGTCCATCGGCGTGGAATTCGACGATGGGTCTACGATGCAGTCTGGAAGGTCGATATCCAAATAACATTGAACCCAGGCCTTAAGCTCCTCCTTCGTCTCGCAGGGAAAGAATAGAGCCTGAGCCAATTCGCTCTTTTCCTGTTCGGTCAACTCCATTACTTCTTCTCGGTTTTCCTAACCACGTACCCCTTGATAACTTCTTTGGCTGCAACGGCAGTCATTGGGGCCGGGGCAGTTTGCTCTACCGTATGATGGTGATGGAACTCGCCACTGACCTTACTCTTATCTTGACCGGTCAGCTTCAAGAGCATTTCCACAAATTCACGGTAAGTCTTGTGGCCCACGTCTCTAAAGCTACCGAGGTCCGACTCCACGCCAGTCTGCAAAAACTTCTTGAACTTTTCTCCGTGCAACTTGTGATAGGCAGCCATTCCATCAATGGCAAAGGCCATGGCCTCGAGTTGAGACTGCTGCACCCGGCTCCTGATGGTTCTCATCAATTCCATGATATGATTTCCCCGCTGCTCGTCCCATCGAAAATCAAGGCGAGCCTTAACGATAGCGCCAAGCGAGTAACCGGGATTTGCTCTTTGAATTTCTTCGCAACTGTGACCACCGAGGTACAAACCGAAGAATTTTCCCGCGGTGGAAGGAGCTAGAGATGTCTCTCTCGCACTGAGATGCTTGTTGTAAGCTGCCTGCTCCCGCTCGTTAAGAGTATCCTCAGATAGGGAGGGGACTGCCAAAGTCTGCAGCTGGTCGCTCATCTTTTTCCCCCCTATAGATTTGGCTCTTGCCGATTTGGACGACAACGAGCCAGTCACGGCCCAAGAGCATGCGAACCGCGGTATCCAGGTAGGAACATTTCGCCTTCAAGCCAGCGGGTCGTTTTCCTTTAGTCTTAGGAGTGACAATAAACAAGACTTCCTTCTTGTCTGTGTCGAGCCTTACCTCGTTTTTGGCCATGTCCAGCACAACCAGGGGCCACATTTTTAGATTTGCAAGTTGCAGTTCGTACACCTGTCCAGTCAACTCTGTCATCTTCCGAAGACTTTCAATTTGCCCACGAAGCCCCTTCTCAACAGTAACGTCTTTGAGGGCGCTCTCGAGTTCTGGATTAAGGGATGTCAGTTTGTTCATTGGGCAAAAAGCCTTTTCTCAGCCAGTCCCAATAAGATTGTCTTTTCTGTACCGTTTGGGGGGATGAACTTTTCAAAGAACTTCGAAAAGGCTACGGGGATACCATCGCTCTCGCGCACCTTGGCAACCTGGGCATCAGTATTGACGGTTCGGACTCGAGCCCTCCCGGCCCAAAGGTCTTTGCGGCTGTTGACCCAATCGGTAGGGCCTTTGACGTTGATGATGTATTCGTGGTTGGGGTCGAGACGCTCAGGAACAGGGGTGTCGGGGGTGTCGTCAACTTCAACCAATCTCCGGCAAAATGTGTCCGTCGGGATTTTCTTGATGGAACGAATGTCACCGTTATCTTCGTGCTCAATGATGTGAAGGAACTTGTCTGAATTGGCGTCACTGGCAGTCATCCACCGCGGCGAGCCCACGTAGAAGACCTTGCCGAATTGCTGGTTCAGGTGAATGTGCCCACTGATGACGAGTTGCTGGGGAATGGACTCGGGGTCAACCCCTTCCTTCGAATAGAAACCATTCTCATACTTGCATCCATTGAATTCTTGGTGGCAGATAACGGTTCTGTATTGGCTGTATGTGTTACAGACTTTGACGAATTCTTTCGCGCTGGCCATGTGTGGTAGCATCAACATCCCATCAATCTGTCTGGGAGTAGAGACTATCTGAAGATTTTGGAGGTACCCAAAAGAACTGATAGCATTCAACTCCGCGGCGGAACGACCGTCGCCAGCCATGTCGTGATTTCCGGGAATGATGATGGTCCGAATGCCAAGGTCTGACCAACGTTGAAGCGTCTTCCTCCAAAAGTCTGCCACTTCCAGACGAACCAACGAGAAGCTGTGAAACAAATCGCCAAGAATCAAAATCGCGTCGACTACTTCTTTCCGGGCAATCCCAGTGATTCCATCGACGAGACGTTGGCATTCAGGCAGGTCGCTGACCTTCACATGGACATCTCCGACATAAAGATACTTAACCATGGTCCACCTTAAACTCAAAATGATGAGCATTTTTCAAAGCCTTCAAAACTTCTTCTCGACCTTCAAACAATGTGAGAGGTAAGGCTGCTGTGGAACAGTTAAACCACAAGTGTTCGGCGTTCAAAATAATGTCTGCTTCATTTGCTTTCGTAACCATGAAAGGTCGAATTGCTTTGAGGATTGGAAAAAGAAATGAACCTTGGGCATGCCAATTCCAAGTTTGACGCCATTTGTCGGTGCGCGGCTTTTTCCTATGCCACAATCTACCGCCAAAAATCTCTTGAAGCTTCGCAAGAGTAGGACGATGACACATTTCAACTCTCAATTGAGGAAGATGATACTTTCGACTTCGAGCAATATGCAGGCTTCCTTCCCCATCAATTATCCCAGCTGCCCAAGCCAGGTCGGCTATTGTTGTCCATTCACTAATCATGGCCGCAGGAGTCCTTGAATAACGTTGTTTGGAGCAAGGACAAACTTCTCAGCACCAACTTCGTAAACGGCCTTTGCCCATGGGTGAGAGTATTGGTCTGCCATCACGTAAGCAATGTCACCGCGGCGGAATCTCCGGTCCTCGGAATCGTAAACAACCTTCAAAGCAGTCAACTCCGTTTTCTGCCGGATGGTAGTAAACCCGCTCTTCTGATTTTTCTCCACAGACATAGCCGGGAACGGCTCCAGAGCCACAGACTGAAAAGTCCAAAAGCCAAACCTTTTCCTAGGCATCGCGCACAACTTCGCTTCCTGCATCAATTCCTGCATCAACTCCTTCTCCTGGTTTGTTATTTCACTTGTCACTTCACTCATGAATTTACCCCCTTCATTTTCAGAATTTTCTTCTCTACCGGCCCCAGTCCCTCAATCGATTCCTGCATTGAAACCATTGCATCGGCATTCTGAAGTTTCTCCTCGCTTTGGTCGTTTTGAGCACTGTGCCGGTCTATTATAGCATCAATCGATTTTTCAGGTCTGGATTCGGGCCCAACATTCTCAGTTAAGCTAACCACTGAAGCCGCGGCGAGAAGGTCGGCAATCTCAGAAGGGTTTGTCCGGTGGGCTGGGTTTTCAACTTCGGCGTTCACCAATTCAGAAAGTATTACGTGGTCAACCTGGTCCTGAAATTGCCGAAGCCTTTTGTTGGCGCGGTAGATTTTTCTCTTGTCGACGGGATAGAAGTGTACCAAAGTTTCAGAATATCGCTCAATAACATCCCCGGCCATTCGGCCTATAGCAACGGCTCGGAACTTTCGGTACTCTTCCAGAACCTGAGTTTTGGTCATGCCCCTAGTACTTCTGGGCACGAACTTGTCAACGGCAGCCAAAAGACCAGCACAGTGAATCTGCACAAGGTCCATATAGCTAAGATGGGACTTGGGAGTAGAAGACCAAAAGCGCCGCGCCCGGCTGATAGCCAACGGCATGTTCATTTCCGCCAACTCCTGGCGGATGGCGGCGATTTCCTTCGCGATAGCTACGATTTGACTCCCGGGACTCCATCGGCAGCATCTGAGCACGAAAAGCACAAACATGTAATTGAATCGAAACCGGTACAGTCCCCGAGCCCTCCTCTTCTTGAGCACCGTACTGATGTACTCGGTAAAGGTGACCTGGCGCTCGCGGAAGTAAGGTCTGGCGTCAAGGATGTTCTTCTCACAGATAAAGCGAACGAATTTCTCGTAGACCCCCGGCCCCCAGCGATGCGCTATCAGAGCCTTTCTGAATTTGGTCTCCAGACCGATGAGACACCTTATCTGCCGGCGTTGACGCTCCAGCAGGGGAACGTCCTCGTCTACCTCGTACTTGCTGATAGCATTCTCGAGGTTCGAGGCAAAGGAACGAAAATGGTCCGCCGATTCATCAATCACACCCTGATTTTACCACATCAGGGTATTAGGTCCTCCAATCTACCTCCTGGACAGGACCATAGATTTCCTGATAGACGGCCCGGCGCCCTTCTGAATGCCGGTGAAGGACTGGAACGTTCGTCACGTCGAAGTCATAGATACTACAGGCATTTTTGCCACTTGAAGGATGCAACCGGGTGCATCGACCGACCCCCTGCCGGACCTCGATTTCTGATTTTCCACCGCGGAGGTTAATCATGGTTTTGACAGACTGGACATCAGTCCCGATGCTGATACAGCTGGTCCCGACGAGGATAGGCAGCCGGAGACTGTTGAACTCCCGGACCAAGGCATTCGGGTCGCTTTGATGGTATTCACCGGGCACCTTGTCTCGGTTCTCGCCGAGGGGCCCATGGGCGAAGCCGGCTCGGTACCTGAAATGAGGCAGCAGCTTGGTAAACTGCTCAACTTCATCGATGAGAATCAGAACCGGGTGACCGTAGGCTTCAATCGAGCCATTGGCAATCCTGGCGGCTTGCTCCACAACCCTCGGATTGTAGAAAAGATGGTGCCTAGTCATGTCATTGGCATCATCGCTTCTGAACGGCGACATAGATACGGTGTTAATGAGCCGGAAATGAGGCCTGGCGAGAAAACCCCCGTCAACCCCCTCCCGGACAGTCATTCGATGGACTATGGGGCCTATAATCGATTCTAGGAGCAAATCCAGACCATCGTTGCGAATCTGAGTACCGCTAAAGAAGAATCGATACGGAGCGGTCTCCATGAGCCCAAAACAGATTTCCGCCAGGGTCTGAGCAGGGCAGAGATGTGACTCATCGGCAACGAAGACCTGGCACTGCATCAGATTCCTGGATTCCTGAGAACCTGGCTCGATTCTGGTCAACGATTGAGGGATACCAACGGTAATAAGCTTTCGAGTTTCTTTTTTGCCGTCAAAGAATTGACCAACCTTGTTTCGGCCCAGATGTTCGATGAACAGGTCTCGAATCTGTTCGGCGATGCTGACGCTCGGAGCCATGACTAGGGTTTTCAGTCCAAGTTCCTTGACCAGGTGAAGAATTATGAAAGTCTTGCCGCCACCGGTACAGATTTCCACGCCGCCGTGCCTGACTTGGAGGAGCTTTTCTTTGGCCTCTATCTGATAGGGATAGGGCTCAAAGCGGGGCTTGTAATGCCAAGCCAGAGGTTCTGGCTCCGGGTAATAAACCATGGACGTAGCTTTGACCCCGAGTTTCTTCTCGAGCCGGTCTTTCAACCCAGTCCAAGTCCAGAGACAGGGTTCTGGCCCAGAGCCTACACAGTTTTCCAACTGTAGTCCGTTGAGAAGAGTCTGCTTCCGGGTGGCCTTAAGCTTGTCCATCCGTTCCTGATACCCTTCCGGGTCCCGGCGCCGAAACCAGATGTTCTTCTTGAGCTTAGCAATCTGAAAATCGACCTTCCGGTCAACATACGTCAGAGCCGTTTGGAGTTCCCCGTACTTGTCCTGAACTCCATGAAGCTGAAGCTGGACGGGGTTAACTATCCTGAGTTCTGCCATCTGGGTCTCTCATCTGATAATAAACAGAGCACAGAGCAGTAACAAGTCTTTGCTGAGGGTCTCCGCCCAGCCAAATCCATCGGGAACCTGAATGCTCGCCGGGTGGGCCCAAGGGTCCAACTTCAGCTTCATTCATGACAGAAATCAACTGTTCATCAATTTTCAGAATCTGCTCAAGGTCATGAATTCGATTGGAGTCTTTGACGTCCCGATGACTCTTGAGAGGCTCACAGACGAAGGTCAGAGACTTATGCATCAATTCCCTGGTCAGTGCCAGCTGATATTGGACCCGTACATCTTCTCGACGAAATTCTGAGGACATGTACAGGAGGGCATTCAATGGACTTCCGTCACTGATGACAATAGTATCAGGGCTTGTTCCTTCAATCATCATTCTCTCGATGTCTACCTGATTCTCCATGATGATGATTTGGTCGATGTCATTAAGGGTTGGTTTTTCTTGAAAAAGCTTCCTGTGGAATTTTAGCATGGCGATGTGACGTCTAGCTTCCTCACTGATGAATTCTGCAGGGAATCCATATTCTTTCATCTTGGCAAAGAGCATTGCCGCGGTGGTTGTTTTTCCACTAGCTGGTGAACCGACAAAGTTGATGAGCATTAGTCACCCTCCGAGTTCAGGTCTTTGAAAAGTTCTTTAGCTGCTCTTTCTGCAGGGCAGCCGGCTCGGTGATTACAGACCATCACGATGGTTGCTCCCTCTAGTCGTTGTTTGAAACGTGCTCCGCAACCAGTGCATTTCTTCAGGTCTCTTGACAGTCCAATAGATTTCATCAGGTCATTCTCTTGTTACGGTTTCAATTCTTGGAAGTCCCATGGTGTTTGCACTGCATCCCTCCCGGTGATTACATTCGATTACGATTGCTTTCCCGAGTGGATGACCAGTATTGTCACGATGCTCTGCTTCATGTTTTCTTTTCCAGAGTGCTCCACAATAGGTGCATCGTCTCTTGCTCCGAGGTAGACTGTCAAAGGTAAATGCTAAGTTGGATGTCTTCACCAGGTCAGTATAGCACAGATTTCGATTCCGAGTACTCAACCAAAAACAGAAAATGGTGAGCCTCCGAAATGACGTATGTCACTGTCTATAACCAGTACTTTTTTGTATACTATAACTTTACTGATAGATATATCTTTAGACAGTGACCCAGTACGTGACTACGGAGGCTCATCTCAAACAGAAAATGGTGAGCCTCCTATGAACCACGAAAACGAGCGAAAACATATTGTGAGGCGCCTATGTTTTGCCAAGTCGTACATATTGTGGAACTCCTATCGTAGGAGTTCCACAATATGTATTTGGGGGTAAAAACAGAAAATGGTGAGCCTCCTATGACGCACAAAGGTATAGGAGGCTCACCTCAAACAGAAAATGAGGTTCCATAGGAGGCTCATGGCTTTCTGTTTTGGTCTGTGTTACAATTGCTGGTGACGATGCCCTGGAGCGGAAAAATTTTTACCTTGTCGAACGCCAAGACCGGCGTCGTTTTCTATGTGGGGTCTTCCTCTCCTGGCGAAATTTCAGCCCAAGAACAGATTCAGAGACTTAAGGTCATTGCCCCGGCTGGTGTTGTACCGGAAAAGATAAATTACCGTGAAGTTGGTGAATTCACTTCCATCGAGGAACGGCAACGGAACTTTTGGTCGTTGGTACGACTCTACCCAAATCTCATCAATCGCTTGGTTGATTCCTGGAAAAATTTCAACCGACGGGAGGCACTTCTTCTGGTGCTCAGAAGCGAGAATCCTTGCAAGATGACCGATAAACAGTTAGCAAACAAGTCCAGGGTGAGTGAATCTCAGGTCAAGAGATATTTGAAGAGGTTTCGAGAAGGTGGTATAATCTCGGTCCACACGGAGAAGCCCAAGTTTTTCTATGGCCGGGATGGCTCCCAGAAGTGGGTAAATGAAAGGGTCATCACCTTTAACGAGGGGAACAATGTCGAGCATTCAGTATCAGAAACCAAAGTCGGTGAGCAAGGAACTCCTGTCGAAGGGCCCTAAGCTCCAGGAAAAGATTCTCAGTACGATGAAGACCTGCTCCGAAATCGTCGGAGCAACCTTGGGACCGGGCGGCATGCCGGTGCTTATCGAGCGCCAAGAAGTCGGACTCCCGCCGATGATTACCAAGGATGGAGTGACCGTTTTCAGAAATCTTGGCTTCGTTGACAGTACTTCTCATGTCATTATGGAAGCGGCCCGTGATGCAGCCATCCGGACTGCTTCGGAAGCCGGCGATGGCACGACCACAGCTACTGTCTTGGCGGAGGCCGTGGTTCGGAAGACCGGTGAGTACTGCCGGGCCAATCCCAAGGTTTCTCCGCAGCGAATCATGAGAGCACTTGAGGACTTGTTCAAGAACGGAATCGAACCCTTCATTCGCAAGTCTGCAATCCCTGCAGACAGCACTACGCCCGAAGGTTTGAACATCCTTCATTCGGTCGCCAAGGTCAGCGCCAATGGCGATTCGCAGCTTGCCAACGCGGTGATGGAATGCTTCAAGCTTGTCGGTGACGACGGGAATGTCACCATCATGGAACTCCCCGGAGAAAGCCATTATGAGGCTGAGCATATTGACGGATATCCGATTCCGATGGGCTACGAGGATAGCTGCGGAAAGTTCTATTCCAAGTTCATCAACGACCCCGCGGCGCAACTCTGCCGGCTGGAGAACCCAGTTTTCGTGCTCTACCATGGGGCCTTGACCGAAATTCAGAGCGTGATTCTGCTTATGGAACGAGTCGGCAAGGCTTGGCAGGAAGAGGGCTTCTCTCACAACGTTGTCCTGGTAGCAACGAGGTTCAGTGAAGTATTTTTGGCCCATATTGCCGCCAACTTCTTGGAGCCGGGTAGTATCAACGTCTATCCACTGCTGGCTCCGCAGAGCGCCATGAGAACGGGTCAATTCGACTTCCTCCAGGACTTGGCCGCCTTGAGTGGTGCCAAGATTTTCGACCCTATCGACTTCCCTCTTGAGAAAGCAGACCTGAACGAACTTGGTGGCGGGGTCACAGCCTTCGAGGCTGGTAGGTTCCGGTCTACAATCATTGGCCGCCGGGACGAACTCCTGGTCCTCGAGCGGGTTGATAACCTCCAGAAACAGATTCAGGCCGAGTCTGGCGAATTGGAGAAAATCCTCATCCAGGAGCGCGTCGGGAAGTTAACGGGCGGCATCGCGAAGCTAAAGATTTACGGGGCAAGCCACGGCGAAACCAGGGAAAAGAGAGACCGTGCCGAAGACGCGGTCTGTGGGGTCCGGGGAACAATCAACCATGGCGCTCTTCCGGGTGGCGGATGGATGCTTTTGCAAATTGCCAATACCCCAGAGCTTGGTGAAGTTTTCAACGAAGTTCTGGCACCTGCTCTCCGTGAGACCGCGGAACTCATCTTCAAAAACGCGGGCTGTACATCTGACGAAATCTCAAACATCGTCACAGAAGAATCTAATATTTGGTCCGGGCGAGAAATGGGAGCGGGCTCGAACTCGCGGGAAGCAATCGTGTATGATGCTCTCGAAGGAAAATTCGTCAATGCCATCGAAGGTGGAATCATGGACAGCGTACCCGCGGTTCTTGAAGCTATCCGCAACAGCCTGAGCATCGCATCTCTACTGGGCACCTGCGGAGGAACCTGCGTCTACAAGAGAGACTTGGAGATTGAACGTACTGAGGCTCGAGACACGGCTGACTTTATCAGAAATGCCAATGTGAATGAGGCAGATGAACGGTGGTAGATGGCTATTTTCTACTTCAAATGCCCGAAGTGTAAGGCTCAGGTCAGGAAGCTCCTTGGCCCAACCGATGTTGGGGTCACGATAAAGTGTGATTGCGGCGAGACCATGGTGCGGACGCCCAAGGGGCCACAGGCGCAGGTCGTAGAGGTTCTTGACAATGGCCTCATGCAGAAGAAGGTGACAAGACCCGCAGATGCTGATAGAATTTACAAAGAACGTAGCATCAACTGGGACCGCGAGCAGGAGGACAACAAATGATGGAATTTCAAGATGACAAACCCGGCCTTCACCGGGAGCTTTCCGCAGTTCTGAACCGATACAGTGTCGAGAACAAATCAGACACTCCAGACTTTATCTTGGCGACTTTTCTTCTGGATTGTCTCAAGGCCTTTGAAGCGGCTACCAATACCAGAACACTGTGGTATCGAAAGTGAAAGTTCAAGAACGAAATAATACCGATATTAGGCGAAATGGAGCAATGTACTGACTATGATTCGTCTCAAATCCTTAAGTATCAAGGCTTTCCGTTCCTTCGCCGAGGAATCAACTTTTGAGTTTCCGACTCGAGGGCTGGTCCTGGTTCGTGGCAACAACACAAAGACCGGTGAATCCAGCGGCACCGGTAAGAGCACCATCAACTTGGCCGTTGCCTACGCCCTGGACTTTCCAAATCAGCTTCCGGCGACCGAGCTTCAGTCGTGGCTCACCAAAGAACCGTTGCAAGTAACCCTTGGTCTGGAAACTCCCAAAGGGGAAGTTGTCATCAGCCGCGGGAAAAAGAATTCCATCAAAGTCGGGGATGAAATCACCACCGGAGCTAGGGCCATCAGCGAGAAGATGCGGGAAGTGCTTGGTCAACCGCCGGAAGTCATGTCTGCACTGACCTATCGGCCACAGGGCAAGGAAGGCTTGTTCCTGGGCAAGACAGATTCAGAGAAGAAGGAATTTCTCTCACAGCTTCTAGGCCTGGAAAAATTCGAGGAGAGCGTGACAGAGATAGAGGGCAAGCTCAAATTGATTGCCCTGACGTTGCCGCAGCTGGAAGGTAACATCATCACGAACATGACTTTTCTCAATTCCGCCAAGCAAAGATTTGACGAAGTTGGTCTTGATGACAGTGCGGATGGAGTCAAAGTTCTTCTTGAGAAAGCAAAAGAGGATTTGCAAGTCGCCAAGCAGGCGGCAGAGCAAGCTAGATGGGAATTGAATCACTCCAAGAAATTGGAGGATATTCGCGACCAAATCGATGGAACTCACGCCGAACTTAGCAGACTTGAAGTCGCCAGGCGCGAGAAAGAGGCAGAGAAACTCAAGCCGGAAGCCATTTCTGAGATGGTCGCCGTGAAAGAAAACATTGTCAAACGTATCAAAGACCTGGAAACAGATGACGCCGTTCGGAAGAAAAAGCTGGACGACCATATCGGGACTTTGCGCAACAAGCTTGCCGAAGCTCGTTCTCGGATAGCAACGGCTCCATTTTTGCACAAGGCCGTCAGTGAAATATCGACTAAGATAGCTTCCATCAAAGCCGCCAAATGCCCTACCTGCGGCCAAAAATGGCCGGACCATCTGTCTGAGGATTTATCCAGGCACCTAGAGGAACTTGCCACAAAAAAAATTCAACTAGACAATATTCAACTCGGGGATGAACCCTTTGCCGTAAGCCTTGCGGCCGAAATTGGAAACGCTCAGGCGTTTCAGCCTGACGAGAACATTCAGAAGCTGGCGGTTCTAGAAAAGAGATTCATTGCCGACATCAGTTCTCAAGAATCAAAATTCCAAGCCACCAAGAATGAAGAGTTGAAAGCGGTGACGGACAAGATTCTGGTGCAGCAGAGAAAACTCAACATGCTCGGGAATGACCGACACGCTATCCTGAACGATTTGCAAGGTAAGGTGGATAAGTGCAGGGAGAAGGCCGTCGAAATCGATAACTTCACCGGAACCTGTCAAATCAAGATAGCTGCCGTTGGCCGCAGCAATGAAGTGAAGCAGAAAGCCCGAGTATCTTGTGAGCAGGAAGTCAAAAAGTGCGAGGAAAGATACGACGCTTCCGTCGCCGAGCTTCAAAAGGCAGAGACGCTTCAGGCCCAAGAAAAGGATTACGTTGCCATGGTTGGCCGCGGTGGTTTCTTGGGTCTTATCTTTGACGAGATTCTTCAGGAAGTCAGTGATGAAGCTAACGCGCAGCTAGGCAAGCTTGCTAACGTCTCACATGTCACCATCAGGTTCCGGACGGAGACTCTGCAGCAAAAGGGAACTATCAAGAAAGCAATTGTTCCGCTGGTAAGCGTCGACGGCCATGAAGGAAGACTTGAGTCTGCCCTATCCGGCGGAATGAAGGATAGCGTTCATCAGGTCGTGGACTTGGCTCTTATGTCTGTGATTCAGCGCCGCACCGGGGTCATGCCCGGTTGGTTTATCATGGACGAGGCCGGAAGTGGGCAGGGCTTGATAACCAAAGAGTCTGCTCTGGAGATTCTCAGAAACTACGCGCAAGACAAGTTAATCTTGGTGGTAGACCATTCGACGGAAATCAAGGAGGCCTTCAGCCAATTTATTGACGTCGAGTATACCAACGGCTTCTCTCGTGCATGTCAAAGCTGACCTACAAAGAAGTACTGTTGCTTCGGAATTGGGCCCGGACTGCCTGGAAAGAAATATCTTTACCTTGCACGATTAACGGCGCAGGGGTTGACCTGGCCGAAAGCGACTTGCTGACCATAGCCCATTTGCAGGCCGGTCTTCAATTCATGAACTCCCGCGGGCTCCTGGTACCTGATTGGCAGGAAAAATTTTCCATTGACCTTTTTCACCGAAGTTCCGAGCCGGACTTCGACTACCGCGAAGACGACGAACCGAAAAAGGCTAAGAAGAAGAAAGTGTGATATAATCGCGAGCGATTTGGAGGAAAAATGAGACGAACAAAGAAAGAGAAGAGTCCCTGGGCGGCCCTTGACGACGACTACAAGGATACCCTTGCCTCATTCAACGATGAGGAAATTCGTCGCCGTATTGCGCAGGTTGCTTTGGACGAAGTTGTGAACCAAGAAGCAAAGAAGGCCGACGAAGACCTTAAGGCTAAGGTTGAATCGGCAAAATTTGCCGGGGAGGCTTATCGAGAAGCTACGAAGATGAATAAGCTCCGTATCGGGTTTGCCCATTCAATCTTGGAAGCCCGCGGCAAGGTCTAAGCCGCCATGGTTAGAGTTCCCTCAAAGGCCACACTCTCAAAGTATGGCCTGACAGAGGAAGAGTGGTTAGCTATCCTCGAACGTCAAGGCGGCGTTTGCCCAATCTGCAAGAAAATTCCTACGACGGGCCGGTTCGTGACCGACCATGAGCATTGCAAGGGCTGGCGAAAGTTTCCGCCAGGAGAACGCAAGAAGTACGTCAGGGGAATTCTTTGTTGGTATGACAACCACAAAACTCTCAGCCGCGGAATCACCCTTGAAAGGGTGCGGAATACCGTTGTCTACTTGCAAGAATACGAACAGCGTCGGCCCCCGAGGAAAGCATGAACCCCGCTCAGGAATTCATTTTTTACCGCACGTACAGCCGTTGGCTAGATGAGCCGCAGCGCCGAGAAACCTGGCCAGAGACTGTTGACCGGTACTTTTCCTTTTTCAAGAAAAGGTTCGACAGCAAGGTGCCCAAAAAGGTCTGGCAGTTGACCCAAGCGGCGGTTCTGAACATGGAAGTCATGCCCTCCATGAGGGCGCTCTGGGCGGCCGGCTTAGCTCTGGAGAAAAACAACATCTCCGGCTACAACTGCTGTGCCCTGGCATTCCAGGACCTTCTCAGTCCCGTTGAGCTTTTCTACATCCTGATGTGCGGTACCGGCGTTGGGTTCACGATTGAGAAAGCATTCATCGACCAGATGCCAGTCGTGAAGCCTTTCACGGGAATGATTGTCGGCGCCCATATAATCGGGGACAGCCGCGAAGGATGGGCAACAAGCCTCAAGGTTGGGTTGGAAACCTGGTTTGCCGGCAAAGACGTCATCTTTGATTACAGCAAGGTGAGGCCCCGAGGCGCACGGTTGAAGACTATGGGCGGCAGGGCAAGTGGCCCCGAACCTCTCGCAAGATTACACCAATTCGTCCGGAGCATTGTCATCGGGGCTCAGGGCCGGAAATTGACCGATGTCGAATGGTTGGACATCGGGAACATGTGCGGCCTCGTGACTGAAGTTGGTGGCATCCGTCGAGCAGCAGAGATTTCCTTTTCTGACCTTGAATCCGCGGCTATGCGCCACGCCAAAGACTTTCCGATTCCAGAGCAGCGCCGGCAGAGTAACAACAGCGCCGTCTACTACGGTAAACCAGACATGATTACCTTCATGCGGGAATGGACTGCTCTGGCCGTGTCTGGTAGCGGTGAACGGGGAATCTTCAATCTTGAAGCGGCCAAGAAATCTTGTCCGCGGCGGAATCCCAGCGATTACCTCAGAACCAATCCTTGCGGAGAAATCAACCTCCGGGTCGATACCGGGCAATTCTGTAATTTGTCAGAAGTAATCGTTCGTTCCACGGATACCTTTGCCACACTTCAAGAAAAAGCAAAAAGTGCCGTGTGGCTTGGAGCTATGCAGGCTTGCCTAACAGATTTTCCATTCCTTCGCCCTTCCTTCAAGGACATGTGCGAGCAGGAACGCCTTCTGGGAGTGAGTCTGACAGGCATCATGGACAATCCCAAGCTAATGACTAACGACCGACTGGAAGACCTTCGTGAGGTTGCTATTCGTGAATGCCGAAAGGCTTGCAAGGCCCTGGAGATAAACATGTCTGCGGCCATCACCACCGGTAAGCCCAGCGGAACCGTCAGTCAGTTAGTGAATTGTGCTTCTGGGGGTCACCCGCGGTACGCTAAGTACTATATCCGTCGGTACCGAATCAGCGCCACGGACCCTCTGTACCGGATGATGAGGGACCAGGGCGTGAAGTTTGTTCCCGAGGTTGGCCAAGGCCCCGAGCCCGAGAATGTCATGGCCTGGGTCGTGGAATTCCCCGAGGCTGCGCCAGCAAAGGCCCTGACACGCCACGATGTTTCTGCCATCGACCAGCTTGGCTGGTACCTGAAATTGAAAAAACATTGGTGCGAGCACAACCAGAGCATGACCGTTTACGTGAAGGATACCGAGTGGCTTCAGGTCGCTTCCTGGGTGTACGACCACTTTGAAGATATTTCTGGTGTCTCGTTCCTGCCGTTCGACGGCGGAAAATATGTATTGGCCCCCTATGAGGAAATCACGAAAGCTCAGTACGACGAGATGATAAAGACCATGCCTGCCATCGACTATTCGCAGCTAGCGAAATATGAAAATGACGACAACACCACGGGTGCCTCGGCTCCGGCCTGCAGCGGAAATGTTTGCGAGTTGAGGTAGAGTTTACTTCGTCCTGTGCTATAATGCTTCTTGAGGGGTTTCATGCCGTACGACTTCAACCAAAATGAGGAAGAAAATCTGGACCCGACGGATGGGTTGGACGTTGAGACACCGCCGACCGGCGGGGCTCCGTCTATTTCCGCCTTAGAGGCTGAAGCCGCAGCTGTCGTTTCGGAAGTAAATGATGAAGTTGAAAATCAACTGTCCGAAGTTGAGAAGAGACTTGAGCGGGCTCAGTACTACAACCTGATTCTTAAAGACACTTTGTTTGACGATGATTCAGAATCAGCTCGAGTTGTTGAGGAAGAACTGCGCGAGTTTGTCCGTAGCAGATTAGGAGTTTTGCTGGGTCTCAAGCATGAGCCGCGGAAGGAACCTCCCAAGCCCCCACCTTTTGACGAGGATGAGATTCAGGCCCTGAAGGCTATGGCCGCCAGGGTTCTCAAAAAGCCTGCTATACTGGCTCCAAAACCTGAACCAACCAGGGCCGCCGCTCCTCCGACGTTGAAGAAAGTCGAAGTTTCGTTTCAACCTAAAGTTGTTCCACGTTCCATACCGGTTCCAGCATCGAGTCCCCGGACGCAATCTAAGGTGATACCGAAAGCTGTTGTCACTAGGCAAAAGGCGAAAAGTGGCTCCAAGTACAGAACCAAAGCTGACCTTCCGCCTGCACTCCAAGAGGACCCCGCTGTGGAAGTCGTAGATGGCAAAGTTTTCAGGACGGTCGTGACTGAGGATGGTAAGGAAGTTCGTATGAACATTACTCCTCCAACGCGCCCGACCGCAGCCGGACCTAAACCCTTGCCCCCGGCTTCGCCGGAGCAACAAAATTTGGTCAATGCTATGCACGCAGCAGAGACACTCAAGAAGCAGGGCGGCAGGATTGCTCAGGCAATCCAAATATCAACCCAGGGAGTAACTGAAAGTTAACCGAGGAGAAACAATGGAAAACGGAAGCCAAAGTCTGAGACAAAGAACACGGAATGCCATCGAACGGCTTGATGCTGTCGAGAATTCCGTCACCCAGATTATCCAGGCAATCAATCAGTCAATGGGCAACATGAACAACCAGATTTCTGGAGTCACTGAAGTTCTGGATGCGGTCGTGGCCCTTTTCGGCGTGGACGCAGTTCAGAACCAGGTCGTAGAGGCTCGCAAAGCCCGGCAGCAGGAACAGTCTGACGCGCAGATGAAGCAAGTCGAGGAACTCAAAAAGCAAGGGGTTCTCGTTCCCCAGGACAAGGTTGAGGAGCAGTCTCTGCTCGTTGGCCGTGAGACAACCAAGGATGGTCAGGTTGTTCACCCGGGTCGATTCCAGCATCACTTCGCTCAAATCCAGAAAGAAGTAAGCGCTAAGATGCTCGGCCAAGCAGTCGGCTTCAAGGTCGAAACTCCTGCCGGCGGTCACTGGGAAATCTTGGAGATTTACAAGATAGTCCCCAAGACACCAGAGCAACTTGCGGCAGATGCTGCTGTAGCAGAAGCTACCGCTGCAGTTGCCGCAGAGGCCGCAGCTGCATCTACAACAACTCCTGAGGCTGCGGCTCTTGCAGAGACACCGGCAGAGACTGCCCCTGCTCCCGCCGCACCAGCAGCTGAGGCGGCTCCCTCCTCAGCACCAGCGCCAGCGCAACCTGAGACCAACGGAGTTCAATAGGCCATGCCCAAGAAGGGTACTGACCAAGAGACGGGGCCCAAGCTACCGTCCCGTCCTCGAATTCTATTCTTAGACATAGAAACTTGCCCCCTCACTGTGTATTCGTGGGGACTTTGGGAACAAAATATCGGCGTGGACATGATTGGCGCCGAATGGAGTATCCTGAGTTTCTCAGCCAAATGGATGGGAGAAAAGAAAGTCTACTACTATGACACCGGAGGCCGTGGTGTTGACAAGGTTAGAGACGACTTGCATTTGGTAAAGCTGCTTTGGGATTTCCTGGACAAGGCCGATATCGTCGTCGCTCAGAATGGCAAGAAATTTGACATTCGAAAAATAAACGCACGAATGTTGATGTTGAAATTCAAGCCCTATTCTCCTATCAAGGTAGTTGATACCAAAATCGTCGCCCAACGCTACTTTGAACTTACGTCGAATGGCTTGGCTTGGTTGAGCGAACACCTTACTGAAGCCAAGAAGCTGAAGCACAAGCAGTTCCCTGGATTTGAATTGTGGGAAGAGTGCTTGAAAGACAATCCCCGAGCCTGGGCGGCGATGAAGAAATACAACATCAACGACACCAGGGCCTTGGAGCAACTCTACATGGTTTTGTTACCCTGGATTGAAGGTCATCCGAACGTGGCCGTCTACAATGAGTTCGAAGGCTACGCTTGTCCCAAGTGCAAAGGTACTGACGTTCAGAAAAGAGGAAGGTCATTTACCCAGACCGGAGAGTACCATCGATTCCAATGCACTAGCTGCGGTGGCTGGTCTCGCAGCCGTTATACTCTCAATACGATTGAAAAGCGGAAAACATTGCTGAGTAACTGAGTATGCCGTGGCAACCGTCGACATTCAGGAGCGCCTGGAAAAAATCAAAATAGACATCTCCCTTGGAACCAGAGAACTTGCGAATAGCTGTAAGTTGTTGAAGAAGTACGAAGAAGAATTGGAACAACACGAAGCCATAGTAAAGCTAGCCAGAGAAAACATTCAGGAAATGTTCAAGGCCCAAATCAACTCCCTCAAGAACTACCAAGACGCCAAAGATACCCTGGGAATGCATTCTGAACACGTTCTTGACCTTCGCAAAAAAGTGGACGGCCAAAAACGAAACAAAGAAGCCCTCGAAGAACAAGTCGAGAAACTTGAGAAACAGGCTAAGGCGCTCGAAAGTAAGTTGAGCCCCGAAGGGAAGCTGTTAAACTTAGAATTCAAACGGGACGGGGAATGACTTTGGAAGAGGCTCGGCGCAGAATAGAGCATGATGACGACTTCGTGTTCGTGAAGCGGTTCGGCTATAGCTTGAACAAATTGCTCGAGAGGTACCCGGATGGCGCACCCAATCGCGTAATCGCCCAGGCCCTATTGACCACCGAAGAGGATGTCGAAACTCAGTATGATAGAATAATTAGGAAACTACGCCGAAAAATGAAAGTCGAATCATGAAAAAGTCAAATGCTGAAGCCCTCAACAAATTCATCAGCAATTACCTGAAGAAAAGGGAAGCCGCCAAGAAAACAGTCAAGGAATGCCCTCACCAAAATCTCGATTTCATCAACGGTGGCCGCGAGCTTCGCTGCGAAGAGTGCGAACAACGGTGGTTTGCCGTCGACAAGAACAATACGCCGATGTACGGCTGGATGCCGCTGGCCATTTTGGACGTTCTCAGCCGCAGACGTTCGTAATCGTCAGTCTTTCGTGCTAGAATATCTTCGATGATTTTCCCTGGGTTCCCCTCGCCTCACGTTCATATTGATAGCTTTGACTCGGCCTCGAACGCGGAGACATTTGCCAAAAAAGAAATTGAGTTGGGTAGCGGTGCCATCACCGTTACCGACCACGGCACCCTCAGTGTAGTCCGCAAAGTCTACGACCTGGCTCACAGCAAAGAATATCGAGGCAAACTGATTCCAATCCTAGGACTGGAAGGGTACTTCCGGGACGACAACTGCCCTATTCTCCTGGCAAGGGGCCTCGCTAAGGATGAGAAGGGCAAATTTCTGGAAGAGGATTTCAAGTACGGTCACATCACCTTGCACATGCTTGACGAAGAGGCCTACAGCACTTGCTCGAGGCTGCTCAGTGCCGCTGACTATCGTTCTGAATACCATGGCTCTGAACCTAAGCCTTTGTTTGTCTGGAAAGACATCGAGGAGTTGGGGAGCAAAAACATCACGATGACTTCTTCATGCCTTATCGGCATGGTGAATCGACACCTGATGGCTCGGAACGACCCGGAAAGCGCTGTCAAGTACTATGAACGTCTCCGGTCGCTGGTCAAGCCCGGGAATTTTTACGTTGAGCTTTTCCCGCATGTCTGTGACACTAATTACGACAGTGCTGTGTTCATCACCTACGAGGATGGGACCACAGAGAGGTTCGGGGATTCGAAAAATCTCAAAACTGAAAAGTTCAGGAAGGATGGCAAGGGAATCAAGGCGCAATATCTGGCCAAGGCTTTTGCAGATAATCCATCCAAGGTCCGAGTTGAGCACAAGAGGCTAACCGCGGTGATGAACAACCGCCGCTGGGAGGAGTTCTCCGTCCCAAAGCCTATCAAGTCCATAGAGCTTCGCGAAGGATTCATCAAAAACGAATGCAGAGCCTGGGCTCCGGATGCCGACGTTCAGCTTGGATGCAACAAATTCGTCCTCGAGTTAGCTCGGAAACACGGCGACCCGGTTCTAATCAGCGACGACGCTCACTTCGCCAATCCTGACGAAAAGATTGTCCAGGACATTCGCCTGCAACAGAAAGGTTCATGGCGGTTTTCGAATGTTCATCACCGAGTTTCCAGCGAAGAGGCTTGGGTATATTTCCGGGACGTGATGAAAATCGACCAGAGGACCTTTGAGGGCTGGATTGAGAACAATCGAGCCTGGGCCCAGCGATTCAAGGACTTCAAGTTCTCGCCCCGGATTACGCTGCCGACCCGGTTCTATCCTCAGAATACGTTGGAGCACACCATCAATTTGATTCGCAAGCATGGGCGCATGGACTGGGACAAGCCCGAATACTTCCAGCGACTCAAGTCTGAGATAGACCTGCTGCATTACAACAAAACCATCGACCTTCTGTCTTACTTTTTCCCTCTCGAGGAAGTTGTTTGGGAGTACGAGAAGCATGGACAACTCACCGGTCCAGGTCGTGGAAGTGCTGCCGGCATGCTCTTGGCTTACGTCCTGGACATTACCCATGTAGACCCACTGCGATTTGGTCTTAGCAGGGACCGATTCTTGACTCAGGACCGTATTGAGTCCGGTAAGTTTCCGGACATAGACCAAGATTTGCCTAACAGAGACATTCTCGTTAATCCAGAGGACCCTAGCAAGGGCTGGTTGCGAGACCGATTCGGAAGTTGCGTAGCGCAAATTAGTACCGATACGACGATGAAACTGAAGTCCAGTATCAAGGACGTGTTCCGGGCTCTCTATGGTCGTGTGGCGCCTGAAATCGAGGTCATCACCAGAGACCTTCCGCAACCGCCGCAGGGTATTTCGGACAAGGATTTCGTTTTTGGGTATAAAGACGGCGACGGAAGCTGGGTCCAGGGCATTGTCGATAAAGACGTGACGATTCAGACATTCGTCAAGCAGTATCCAAAGGAATGGGAAATCGTCAAGCGATGTCTCGGCATCACCCGGCAGAAAGGTCGACACGCTTGCGGATTCATTATCAGTAACGACCCCATCGACAGTTTCATTCCGCTGATGACCATCGACAAAACTCGAGTTACTCAATTCACGGCTCCGAGCGTCGAAGCCATGGGCGGCTTGAAAGTTGACTTCTTGAATTTGAACAGTCTGAATGACATAGAAGTCTGCATCAAATTGATTCAGCGCCGGGCCGCCGAGAACGGCATTGAAATCAAACCCGACACTAGGTACGAATTGCCTTCCGTAGAAATCAAGGGTCGGCGCGTTCCCCTTCTAAGGATGGTGCCTTATCGTGGTGAATTACTGGACATTTGGGACCTTCCCGAAGACCAGGGAGTCTTCAACGAAATCTGCGAATCCAAAACCGAGTCCGTGTTTCAATTCAATACGGTTGGAGCCCGCCGGCTTCTCGGAAACTTCAATGAGGTTAGGTTTACTGAGGATGGCCAAATACATAAGGGTCTGGATAGTATCGAAGACCTGAGTGCATTCACAGCCCTGGACCGCCCCGGGCCTCTCGACTACGAAGTTAAAGATGAGACCACTGGGCGGAAGCATAACATGCTCGTGGAGTTCGCTAATCGAGCCAAGAACAAGAAAAGAATCGGCGCCTGGCCCATTCTCGACAAGCTCTTCCCGGAGACTTATGGCGTCATTGTCTATCAGGAACAGCTGCAACGGGCCTTTCAGGAGATAGGAAAGACGACCGCCATCGAAGCCAACAACTTCAGGGTTCACATCAGCAAGAAGCAGATGGCCAATGTCATCAAAGACCGAGAAATCTTCATGCGCGGGGCCGTGGAGTCCATCGGCAAGGAATCCGCGGAGCAACTCTGGGAAAGCATGCAGACCTTTGGACAGTATGGCTTCAACAAGAGTCACAGTATCTGCTACGTGACCATCGGCTATGCTTGTGCCTGGCTCAAGCATCATTATCCGCTCGAGTGGTGGACAGCGGTTCTCAGACATGCGGACCGGGATGAGATTGACAAAGACTTCTGGAGGCATTGTGGCCATCTAATAGACGTACCTGATGTCAACGTCAGCGCTGAAGTCTTTGACATCAAGAATGACAGAATAGTGGCTCCTCTTTCGTACCTGAACGGTATTGGAGAAAAGGCCCATCAGCAACTTCTTGCCAGTAAGCCATACTCCAACATCCTAGACCTTTGTCAGAAAATTCAGAAATTCAAAGAAGACAACAAGACTGTAAATGACAAGGGCAAGCCCCGACTTGGCCATAGCGCCCTGCACCGCGGGGTCATCTACGTTCTGATTGTCAGTGGGGCTCTGGATAGCCTTTTCCCGAAGGATTTCGTTCTTGAAGAAAAACTCCTGGCCTATGAAGCAGCCTTGGCCCAGACAACCGGGAAAAGGCAAACCCCCGTAAGGGACCCTTACTTTAATGCCAAGCCATTGGTTCGCTACCAACTTAGCAAGAAAATCCTTCCTTCTTTTTCATCTGAAATCTTCGGCTCAGTCCTGGCCCTTCGTCCAGAAAAATTCAAGTCAGAAGTAGATGGCTGTGTTTGGAATTACAAAGACGGCAATGACAGCTACAGACTTGTAAGCGGCAACGGCCTGGCGAAACTTTCTGAACTTTCTCCACTGCCACCAGGCGGTATTGCCCTTGCTGTCTGTACTTACATCCTTGAGGACGAACGCCTTGACTATTTCAGAAAATCCGACGGCCAGAAAGGAACTCGAGCGCAGCTAACCCTAGACATAGACGGCTACCGATTGAAGACAGTCAAGTGGCCAGCCGATGATGGACAGCTAAAAAATCTTCCGGATACACTAGCGGGTTCAATCGCAATTGTGGTATTATCACGGTCAAGAGAGGACCGTCCTTTCTACATTGACGCAGTCGAGGTAATTCAGCCCCCACTGCCAAAGAAAACAGAAGAGGAAAGCTCATAATGGAAACACTGACAGCACTGAAAACCAGCTACTTGGAAACCAAACGAGTCGCTACCGAAGACCTATCTGACGTACCGTCCAGGGTTCGAGTAGGTCGCGAATCTGCAAAGCAAACCGCCCAGGCAAACCTAGAGAACATCCTTGACCGATATGCGGAGCAACTTCGCCAGTCTGCATTTACGATTTTTGTCACCGGCAACGGCAGTGAAGAGTTTGCCAGGATTGCAGCAGCAGAGGGGCCAGCGATAGTGGTCGACGCTATGGCCCTATACAAGAAATTCGCTGAGGCCATAGAACCAACCTTTGGTTCCAAGCGGCAATTCGGAGTCACTCAGCTGGGCGTTCTCCTGCAGGAAATGAGATTCGTCGGCCAGGACCTTCGGCTCCGGGAAATCGATGCACCCCGTGGAATCGACACCGCCATCGTCAAAGACCAAGAGGCCAATCAAATCTTCGTGAAAAACTTGATTGAGTCCGTTCCTTCGGACATCAACCTCCCGTACATGGAACGGCTGGTATTGGACGCTGCCATTTCTAATGAGTTCTCTTGGCCGGGAACCGTTCCGGTCGTGGTCCTGAACGCTGCTCTTGACATCGACAAAATCGGACCTAAATTCTTGGGTGGTCAATTCACGTCTGTGAATACCACGACAGAAACAGTCACTCGCGAACAAGTCATCTCAACTTTTGTCTCAATCTCAAAGGCCCTCAGTAAGAAGGCTTCCAACTAACCCCAATACACAAGGAACAAACCCATGACAACTGCAACTGAAACAACTGTCGCTTCATTTTTCGGAAAACCCAAGTACGGCAGGAATACCGGGTGGAAAAACTGGTACCTCGAAGACGGGGACAATTTCTATCGCATTGCTCCACCGGTCAAGTCCCTCGCGCAGAAAGGCATCTGGGCGGTCTTCTACAAGACTCACTGGGGCTACGGCGTAGTTGACAATGAGAAGCCTGACAAGGTTTCTTATCGGCCTTTCGAGTGCACGTACGAGGAAAACTACCATACGAAAATGGTCCAACAGGACTGTGCCGAGTGCGACCTTATCGAGAAAAAGAGAGAGGAACTCAAGAACGCCCAAAAGAGCTACGCCAGTCAGGGCCAATCCGAAGACCAGATAGAAGCCTATACCGGAGTTCTCGTCAATTGGTTGAAACAGCACAACCTTGACAGAAAGTGGCACCTATTTGCTAAGAATGCCAGGGGAGAGTGGGGCGTGCTTCATATCCCGCACAGAGGTTGCAAGACGGCTCTCGACACTTTAATATCGAAACACGAGAAACAAGGTACTGACCTTCTGGACCCTGAACATGGAGTGTGGTTTAACTTCAATCGCAGTGGCAAGAAAATCAACACGACTTACACGGTCGAAATTGTGACTCAAACGGAAATCATCAACGGTCGGCAGATGATGTCTCACAAAGAAGCTCCCCTCACGGCTGACGATATTACCCATATCCAGAACGACCTTCCGGATTTGGCAACTCTCAACGACAACAAGCGGATTACCCCGGAGCAAATCGAGCGAATCGTAAAGTCCGGCGGTGCATCTGAAGCCGTGGCAGCGGTCTTCAATACGACCGTGGAAGGCAAGGCTGACGGAGCCCAGTCCGTGCAAACGACCGAAACTGTGCAGCCTCAAGGCATTGAAACCAAGGCTGAGCCAAAGGCAGAAACCAAGCCTGAAACCCAGCCGACCGCAGCGCCAAATCCAGCCGACGACCTGATTGCAACATTGCAGATACAGCTGGCCAAGGCCATGGCGGACAAAGCCAAGGCTGTCACGACAACTAGCCCGGTGGCAGGAACAGTCAATACCGTTACCGCTCCTAACCCCACAGTCCCGGAAGCAGCTGTCTCGCTTGCTGACAAAATGAAGCTGAGCACGACGGATTTTCTGAAATTCTTTCCGGACCCTAATAAGAAGGCATAGAGGAGAGGGGTGGGGGCCAGGGTCTTGAACTCCTAACAAGTCCTGGCCCCCATTTTTCATGTCTGACCTTATTCTCAATGCGCCACGCGGTCTTCCCGGGCTTGAGCCTCTGGTTCTGGAAATGTTCGAAATCTACAGAGCCGAGCAGCGCATTGATGAAGTGGCTACTGTCAATGCGCTCCGGGCGCCGGAGCTACTCAAGACCTTCAACAAGGCATATAAGGAACTTCGAAAGTACATTTCCGTCCTGGAACTTGAGTACGAAACGGCTTTGGCTGAACAAGACCGGGTCAAAGCTGTGATTGTTCTTGACGATGCGCCCAAAATTCTTCGAGAACGAGGCCTCACCACGGCTAAAAATCCCAGCGGTAGCGTAGACCAAAGAGTAGCCATTGTGGCCCTGGACGAGCGCTACCAGAAAATCCACGGGATTGTCATCAATCTCAAATGCTTCATCAGTCTACTTGAAGGCAAGAAAGATTCAATCGAAAAGGCGTATACTGCCGTGAAGCGTATTCTGCCGGATAATTCTTTTCGTCGGCCTAACCCTGACCTGATTGTTACCCCACATGGAGAGCAATAATGGCGAAGCCTGACTTTATGAAAAAGCTCCTCGAACTCAAAGGAGCGGTGGTCGAAAGACGAAACATTCACTTGAACGTCCTGGAGACCCCAAGTCCGAGTCTCAATTACATTTTTGGTAGGGGCTGGGGACTGCCGATGGGCTACTCAATGTTGCTCATGGGCCCACCCCGCGGCGGCAAATCCGTTATCCTCAACTCTATGGTCGGGCAGCTACATCAAAACGACCCCACGGCCTTTGCAATCAAATTCGATACTGAGCTACGAGAAGAAGGCCAAATGAGCGACTTGCAACTCAAGGCCTGGGGCATTGACCCGCAAAGATATGTAGCTTACGAGGCTCGTGAGCCAGACCTGATTTTCGACCGTATCGAAAGCGAAATCCCGCCTCTGATTGAAGCCGGGATGAACTTGAAGCTGGTTGGCATCGACAGCTTGAACAACATCCGGGGCCGGCGTTCGCTTAACGCTGAATCGATTATGACGCAGAACCGGGGAGACAAGGCCCTGACCATTCAAGAAGGCCTCGACCGGATTCTGGACATCCAGCGAAAGTATCAATTCGGTATCATCTTTACTTGCCAGATTCGGGCTCAGCAACAAGAGGGCGGCTACCGTAAAGCTGAAGACAGCGGCTGGGATTACCAGGAAATGGTTCGGCCTGCCATCAGCTGGGCACCGCAACATTTTGCTGAGTACTACCTCTACGTATGGCCCTACGGTTCCCAGAAAGGTGAGCAAGACCTTCTCGAGCAAAAGTTTGAGGATACTGACAAGGTCGACATGATAGGAAAGGCCGAGAAGACTGGCCACAAAGTCATGGTTAAGATGCTGGACTCCAGCTTTGGTCCAAAGAAACGAGTGGGCATGTTCACTTTCCACGACAATCTGGGCATCATCAACACTCATGAGGAAGTCTTTCTTTTGGGAATAAACCACAGCGTTATTGAACGCCCCAATCAACAGACCTATTCCTTCGGCGGTGCAACCTATCGAGGGAAAGTTGGAATGCTAGAAGCTATCAAAGAAAATCGAACTCTTCGGGATGAAATTCTCAGGCAACTGAAGGCCCGAGACCTAGACGGTACGCTGAAAACTGTCGGCGCAACGTCTACTACTTTGAAAGAATAAAGCTTGTGTACAATTCTTCGGCCCTTAAGGCACTGCTTGACGAAAGCGGTGTGGCCTACAAGCAAAATTACAAGTCCTTTATTCTGACCTGCCCCCGTTGCCAGAAGAAAGAAAAATTGTATCTCAGAAAAGAGGACGGACGCTTCGTCTGTTGGCGCTGCAAGGAAACGGAGGGTTTTCAGGGGCGTCCCGAGTTTGCCCTAGTTGAGATAGTCCATCTACCCTTGACTGAAATTCGGGCTCGACTCTACGGAGAGTCAAGAGTAGTAGCAGCTCAATATCTAGACATCCAAATCAAAGACTTCTTCGCCGAAGAAGAGGAAGTCGACCAAGATGCTTACGAGCCGTTACCGATGCTCTACCCTCCGGACTTTTTCCCCATAGACCACCAATCCTCTGTCAAGGGAGCAGAATATCTGGCCGGCCGCGGAATCGACATGCAAGTGGCCAAGGCCTACGACCTTTACTACTGTCCGTCTCGACGCCGGGTCATTTTCCCGGTCAAGATACAGGACCGAGTCATTGGCTGGCAGGACCGGTACATTGGTCAAACGGAATGGTACGACGACTGTGGTAAGATAATCACCATCGTGAAGGCCCTCACCGCGACCAATCTCAAAAGAGACCGTTGCTTGATGTTTGGCAATAGGCTCAACAACAGCAAGCACTGCGTTTTGACGGAAGGTCCCGTTGATGCCCTGAAGGCGCATCTCTGTGGTGGCAATGTTGCTACCATGGGCAAGGCGGTTTCCGCGGCGCAAATCAATTTGATTCGAAACAGTGGGGCACAGAAAATTTACCTGGCCCTCGACCCAGATGCGTATCTAGAAACCAAACGATTGGTGTCAAAGTTCAGCGACCTGGAAGTCTATGACATGAGACCGCCCGTACCCTTCAAAGACATCGGGGAAATGAGCCTGCAACAGGTTCAGACTCTTTTCAATGAAGCCCCGCGAGTGGATACCTCGCGAGTGTTCGTGTACACCAAAGACCCTTCTGCAAAGTACAAATACAGGGAGTAACCGTGGAAGAATTAGATACTGCCAAAGTTCAGGCCCTGCCGTTCTCGACCCGAAAGCAAGATGCCATCCTTGGCCATCTGGTGAAGAACGATAAATTCTTCAAATACGCCAGAGACAAAATCCTTCCCCATTGGTTCGTCGACCCTTTCAATGGGAAAATTTATCAGGCAAGACTGAACTTCATGAAACAAAACGGTCGCCCGCCTGGCCTTGACGAATTACAGCACAGCACGGATTTTGCCCAGGAGACTCAGGCCTATCGAACAAAGATGATGACCAAGATGGCCTTGGCCGAGCAGGAGAGTGAAATCTTCAAGCTTGATGGACTTACTCCTGAGTTGACCTCGTGGATGAAATGCAGGGTCTATCACGAATCCGTTGAAGCCAGCGTGAAGAGATTCAACGCCGAGCGGTACGACCAGGCTGTCGAAATCCTCAACAAGGCCGTGAAGGAATACATGGAGATTTCCTTCGATGGCTCGAGTGAAGTCGACTTCACGGACTTGAGTTTTCTGAAAACGTCTATCTACGACCGTACCAACGCCTTGACCTTTGGCTTGAAGAAATTTGATGAGAAGCTCCTACCCGACAATAATGGCGGCGGCTCTCTTCTCCCGGGCGACTCTACGGTTCTGATAGGCCCGAACAATGTCGGAAAGACCACGGTCATGATTACCATCGTCCGACACAACCTCTACAATCAGAAGTCGGTACTGTACATTCCCATCGAGGGCCGACTGACAGACCTTCAGGAAAAGATTTGGTGTTCGGTCCTCGACATCAACAAGGTTGAATTGCTGAGAAAATATGAAACCGAAAAAGGACTCGAAGAACTCAACCGCTACGCCAAGATGATAACAGAAAATCTGGTCTTTGTGCCCCAACTCAAGGCTGGCCTCATGGTCGAAGACGTAGCTCAAATTATCAGAAAAAAGCAGCAAGAACGGGAGGCTCTCAAGGGCAAGGGTTTCGACCTGGTTGTCATTGATTACCCGGCAAAGCTCAGCACCAAGCAGGCCGAGGGCGGGCACATGCAGCGCAGGCACATTGATGCCTATGTTTACAACTACTTCGTACAGCTGGCCTTGGAGTTGAACTATCATAGTCTCGTAGCCATCCAGGTCAACCGTGAAGGCTCGAAAATAAACAGGGGACTGAAGGGGGCTGAAGAAAGGCTTCTGGTTCCCGAGGATGTCATGGAAGCCTGGGAAGCAACCTGTACGGCGACAAATATTGTCACCATCAACCGGTCTCCGACAATGGCAAGCAGAAATGTCGTTACTTTTTACATTTGCAAAAGTCGGTCATCAGAAACTGGCTGGGCCATAGCTGCCAAGAGCAATTACGGCAACTGCATTACCCACAGCGACTATCAGGATGCCATTGCCTATCTGGGGACTGCAGCCATGACAGACCGGATAGGCGACCTGCTCTGTCAATGGAAAGGTCAAGACGTCCCCGCACAGGTGCTTTACAAGGCTACCGGATAGAATCTGGCTGTGCTATACTGGAAAAGCCAATGAGCAAAGATTTTGTCCAAAGGGCGACTGATTGCCTTGAGCTTGGAGTAGACCTTGAAAATAGGACTCTTTACATCGTCGGGGACCTCGGGGAGGACAAGGGACACAAATATGTGGCCCTTTTTCAGATGCTCGACAGCACCCCTGGCCCTATCAAGGTTGTTATCATCAGCGGCGGTGGGTACGAGCAAGTTGGCTACGCCCTTTACGATGCCATTCGCCTGGCCGACAACGAAGTCACGACCATCGGTCTTGGCCACGTTCACAGCATTGCGGCTTTGGTTCTTCAGGCTGGGGCTATCCGGGCTCTATCCCCAGAGTGCACCTTCATGATTCACAACGGTACCCTAGAATTGGAAGGAAGCCTGAGCAGCAACGAGGTAGTGGGCCTCGGAGAAGAAGCTCGAATGCACAACGAGCATTACCATTCCATCCTGCAACGGCATAGCGGCCAACCATTGAAGGTTATCCGGGAATGGTGTCTGGGTGACAAGTACTTTTCAGCGGCGGAGGCCGTCAAGAATGGGTTTGCAGACAAGGTCATGAAATATCCAGAGAGGAAAAAGAAATGAAGCTTGACTTTCAACAGAAAATAATCACCGGGCTCGTAATCGCATTGGTTATAGGTGCCCTTTTTGGTGCCTTCAAGAAGTACCAATATCAGCGGCAAATCGTTCACCTGCAGAATGCCGCCGCGGAGCGAGACAAGACCATTGAGGTTCAGAAGGGTGTCTTTGAGAAATTGACCATCCAGGTAAAGGATGCCAATGACCTGCTCAATACTAAGGACAAGCAACTGTCCGAGCTTGCCAACGAATTGAAGCACTCCAAGGAGCAGCTTCTCTCCTTCAACACCATTGCCGTAGCTTGGAAGAAAGCTTATGAGGCCGCAGTTGCCGGCAAGCAATCAACGGTCCCCGGCGAAGGCGGCAAGGCTCGAGCCAAGGTAGAATTCCAAAAAGACTTTGGCTACATCGGGGTCAACGGGTACACTCTCACGGACCCTGCTGAGGCTTTCGTCCGCGTTCAGCAAAACCGGCCGCTGAAAATTTCTCTGGCTATTGCTCAAGATAAAGACCGGGCTTGGCACACCCTGGTGACTTCGTCAGAGGAAAACGTTGGAGTAGACATCGCTGTCACGGGAGTGAATCCTTGGCTATTGGAACCTAAATGGTATGAGAAGATTGGCGTGACCAGCGCCTTTGGACTAGGCCTCGGTAGTCAGGGTACCGGCGTTTTGTTTGGTCTCGGCGCCTCTTACCAATTTGGTCAGTACGAAGTTGGCCCGTCGGTATGGTTGAGCGCCACCAATGGGCTCACTAAATACTACGGCGGGACCTTCACCTGGCATCCTTTCTGGGTTGGCCGATGAGTGCTGTACCGATACCGCATAGATGTTACAATCCCCATTGTTCGCATGGGGACGCAAATGCAATTCTCCGTTGGCCGGGGGAGAACTACGCCGCAGGAACCGCAGTGGTAGCCCCGCCCGCCAGCGCCTTAGAAGCCTTAACCGCAGCGTCGCAGCAGTCTTACGAGGTAATAACCAGTGAAGAGAAAAAACTGCGCCATCACGTCATCGTCCGCAAGGGAATGACCGTCCGACAAACATACACAGCTATCGGCCATGCGGCCGGCGAATCAGGTGCGCTCGGGACCAAGCCAAACGACCAGACCATTTTCGTGGCTCTGCAAGGCACGGTCGAAGAGATTGAGACCATTCTCCCGAAACTAGACCAGCGTGGCTATCGCTATGTCAAGGTCATCGAAGACTTGCCGCCTTACGTCGGTGAACTCGTTGCCGTCGGCCTCGAGCCTAGTGTTGACAATCGCCTTCGAAAAATTCTCTACCACTTTGAGCAGGCCGGCGAATGATTGACCATGACGCAGCAATGATTCGTGGGGGCAATAATGATGTCAAGTACGACTTGGCTGTCGGCCAGCCTGACGTGGTCAGGTTCAGTTTCAGTTCTTTCACCAGAGACATGGTGGAATTTAGCTCTGTCAAGGACTATCCGATTTATCAAGGCCAGCCACAGCTGCTGGAGCTACTGAAGAAAATTTTCAAAGCCAAATACGCCGTTGTGACAAATGGCTGCAAGCAAGCAATCTTTGCCGCGGTCGATGCTCTGCAAAGAGAGGCTAACGAAGGTAGAGGAGACGAAAAGCAAGCCATTTATCATTGGCAACCATTCCACTGGCCTTCCTACCAAACCATTGCTGATTACATGGTTCTGAATTTTAAGAGCGGCAACCACGGAGCCCTTCGTGCCATCAATGTGGTTACTTGGCCCAATAATCCAGATGGAATGCAGACCGCTCCAAAAAGCAACTTCCTGTACGATATTTGGGACGCGGCGTACGCCAGTCCGATTTACGGATTCAACGGTACCAGACCCAAGCACAAGATTTCGGTTTGGTCAGCGGCAAAGTTATTCGGTGTTCCAGGGCTGCGCATCGGCTGGGCTCTGACGGACGACGAGCGATTTGCCAATAAGATGGCGCAGTACATTGAAAAGACAACCAGCGGGGTGTCTACAGTATCTCAGAACTTTCTAACCAAGCTATTAACAGAACTCGAGGCTACAGACCCGAAAACTTTGACCGTTGAAATGCAACGTATCTACCAGGAGATTCAGCTGAATGGTAACACTTTCCGCCAGTACATGAGCGCCTACGTTGAAGACTTTCGTGGTGTGCCAACACTCCACGGTGGCGGGATGTTTGCTTTCTTCAAAACCTCTGTCCCTGAGTCAATCTTCGGGTCGGCTCTCAAAAAGGCAAGCGTAAGACTAGTGCCTGGATACAGTTGCGGAGCCCCCAAACATGAAAATTGGTACAGAATGTCGCTTGGTCGTACGAACGGATTTACTGAAGAAGCCTTAAGTGTTTTGGTAAAGGAATTAGAAAAATGAAAGAAATTTTTCTGACACAAGGCAAAGTCGCTCTCGTTTCTGACGAAGATTTTGAAAGAACTAATCGTCACAAATGGTACGCTCGCGAAGACAATCCGGGATTGTGGTATGCGTGCCGCAAAACAAAAGTGTTAGGATTAGGCTGGAGGCAACAATTTCTTCACAGATTTATTATGGGTCTGGAACATGGTGATAGAAAGCAAATCGACCACGTAGATGGTAACGGTCTCAATTGTCAAAAATCCAACTTGCGATTTTCAACTCAAAAAGAGAACGTCCGCAATTGCCGCAAAAGGAAAAATACTTCATCCAGTCTCAAGGGCGTTACTTGGCACAAGAAAGACCGTAGATGGCAAGCTCAAATTACTGTTGACCGGCGATATATCTTTCTCGGACAATTTAGTTCTGAGCAAGAGGCCCATGAAGTGTATGCCGAAGCTGCTCAAAAGTATTTTGGTGAATTTGCGAGATTATCATAATGGATAGATTTTCAGAACTTGAATACAAGTGGGACGCTACCGGAGTACCGGTCGACCATTTTGCCGCCTGGGCCATGAACCTTTCTCCGTTCAAGTACCTGAGAATCAAAGCCCCGGATTTTTACTGGACTCAGGGCGAGAACGTTATCAGACATCGTCACGACTCTGGCGCCGGGACCCTGACAGTCAAGGGCAGAAAATCTTCTGATAGCATTACCGACCGGGTAGAGATAGACCTTCAATTCGGTCCCAACGTCAAGGGCAGGGACGTCCCAGCATTCCTTAAGGCCACCGGTTGGAAGATGCAATTGTGGCTTGCCAAAGATGCTCACATATTCTGGTTCTCGCCCGAACTCGGGATTACCATTACCCTGGCTCTATACGACGTCAATCGTGTGTTTGGCAATCTCCAGACCTTCCCGCCCCCGTCGCGGCGTTTCCTTGAAGTAGAAATTGAGAAAACTAGTTCCATTGACGAAGAGCGAGCTAAGAATGTGCTGGATTCATGGCGGAACGCACTGACGAATGAATTCAAGCTCTCCCAGCCTCTTAATCTGTCTCTATACGAGATTTACTCCGGTAACAAGTACAGAATCATCGAGGGGATAAAAGATGACCAGGGATGAGTTCAGAACGGTTGTCAAAGACGTCATGAGTGAGACGTTGCCGAAGGTCAACAAGCGTGACCGGGAGAATTTCATTGAGCTTCTGCTCGAGGAAATCGAGCCCGAGCTTGAATCGGACGAGCCCCGACCTGGTTATGGCGATAGCGCTGGCCCGCTCTTCGACGACTACGACGATTAGTCATGGACGCAGAGATTCTCAAAACCGAAGCCATGGCATGGCTGCGCTACGGTCTGCGCATGCCCATAGTCTGTAGCGAAGTCGGCCGCTGGAACGCGGACGTGCTTGGCGTCGGCCCGACCAGGAGTGTAGAGGTTGAAGTCAAGCTGAGTCGCCAGGACTTACAGGCTGAATTTCGCAACAAGAGCGCCAAGCATTTTTTCTATGCCAATGCCGCCGGCAGAACCAGCCTGGTCTACGTGCCCAACCAATTCTACTTCATGGTGCCGGAAGCAATGGTCGACATGACTCGAGAAGTGATTTCCTCGCAACAGCCCAAGGCCGGGCTCATTGCTTACCTACCTGACGGCAATCTTCTTGATGGTCGAAACTGCAGTGTCATCGTGAAAGCAGAAAAGCTCCATGACAACAAACCTGCCGCACGCCTGATTAAGGTTGCAACCATGCGGATGTCCTCAGAGCTTTGTGGAACCCGGATGATAGCGCACCGTGGGTTCAAGAATCTCAGGGACCGGTTCTGGAATGAGATGGACAAAATCATAGCCCTAGCCGTCCGCTCGAGCGGGACTCTGGACTTGGAAGATGCGGACGTGGATAGAGACCGTCGCGCCGCAGAATTGGCCAAATGCGTTGATGGTCTCGACTGGGAGCCAATGAACGAGGAGCAGCGGGGTCGCTGGCGTGATGCCGCCAAAAAATTCTTGACAGCGCAATACCTGGACCTGGAGCCTTGGAAGATGGAGGAGTACCTGAGGTAATGGCCATTGACAGAAAAATGAAGCGCTTCCCGGTAGACGAGGGGCACTGCAAGTTCGTTGTTACCCTCTCAAATGAAAACTGTACGCAGGGGTCCATGGAAGCAGCTAAACGTCAATTCGAGTTACTCCGAGCCCTGATTGACAATCCGCAGATAGGTTACTGCGGACCCTCCTTTTTTCAGAAAATGAAACTCTGGCATAGCGGTGAAAAGTGGGTCATGGAGCTTGAGGCCACGGCCCTGATGCCTCCGGAACCCTGATGCGGAAAACCGTTCAGCACCGAAGTCGACATGAACCTCTCAAGCTCCCCAAGAAGAAAAGCAACCAACGACCCCCATGGGAGTCCTGTTGTGAAAACATGGACGTTCGACGTGTTAAAGTACCAACAGGCATGCTTGTTGTTTGTCGGTCTTGCCTTAACAGAAAAATAATTCATGAAACCGTGTCCAAAATGCAAAAGTAGACCAAAATGTTCCAAACAAGGTTATTGTAGACCTTGCGCAAATGCATATGCAAAAGAAAATGTTCGTAAGCACAAGAAAATTGAAATCCAAATTCCGGTTTTGTGTTCAAAATGCCGGGAAAATTTTAGAGTACCCGGACGAGCTTGGTGCCGTCAGTGTTTCGCAAAATATACGAGAGAATATGTTAAGACTCCCCAAGGAAGAGCTGCCAAAGAAAAAACTACTCAGAAATACCAACAGACACTTAGGTTCAAGCTAGTTTGGCGAGAACAGCATCACAGTCGACGAGCACGTGAAGTTCACGCGCCCGGTCAAGCTTCCGTAGAACAGATTCAAGCTCGTATTGATTTTTACGGACGATGTTGTGCCTATTGCGAAAATCCTTATGAATGTGTTGACCACGTGATTCCGCTATCGCGTGGCGGTTCGAATTGGCCAGCGAACTTGAGGCCTGCCTGTCGACATTGCAATTCCTCAAAGGGCAGACGAACCTTATTTGAATGGCGATATGGTACAATTGCCGCTTAAGGAGATAGCATGAGTATCTTCAGAATCATCTTTTGCGACGGCTGCAATACTGAACAAAACTTTCCAAACTTCCGGAAAATCAAACCCGAAGTTCTGGCAGCCTATTACGACCCCATTCTCAAGAATGCTGGCGCTCAAGGCTATCAAGCAGACCCCATGCAAAACCGCGGCGTTGCCGTTTTGGACGATGATTCCTATCTAGCCGAAGGCTGGAATGAGACTGATGAGGATGGCCATCAATGTCCTTTCTGCATAGTGGAATACCTACTCGAGGCGCAACGAGCAGGGGAGGGCGATGATGAGACCTTCATCGGAGAAATGCCACAAGTCATCGAACAGGTTCTAGAAAATCGCAAGGACCTGGAAGTAGACGAGGAGTAACCATGGCTAACTTCAGAACGAATTCCGTCGGACCGTATCAACAGCGGGGTTTGACCTTCGATGATGTCCTCTTGGTGCCTCAGTATTCTGATATCCAGAGTCGAAACGAAGTCATCACCGTGACTCGACTTGGAAACCTAATCATCGACGTGCCAATCGTGTCCGCGAACATGGATTCAGTCACGGGCCTCGAAATGTCTGATGCAATGGCCGCAGCTGGAGCATTGGGGATTTTGCATCGAGGAGTACCATCCGATGAAGTGATGAAAATTATACCTGACCGTCATTCCGCGGGCGTTCTGGAAGTAACCAGGATTCCTTCAATTGGCCTAGGAGAAAAATGGCTCAACCGTGCTCAGGTGCTGCGAAAGCATGGGGTTCAAAGCATTTGCGTCGACGTTGCTCACGGTCATCATCAGGCAGTTTTCAAGATGGTAAGCCGCCTGAAGGAATTGGGGTTTGAAAATATCATTGCCGGCAATGTGGCCACGTACTGGGGTTTCAAACAGTTGTTCGGAGCAGGAGTTAACATCATCAAGGTTGGCATCGGGCCCGGAAGCATGTGCACGACCAGAGTTCAGACAGGCCATGGCATGCCTCAACTCTCAGCTATCCTTGAATGTGCAACGGCGGTAAAAATCCTTCGTTCGGAGGGTAAGAATGTTTACCTAATTGCTGACGGTGGAATCCGAAATTCTGGAGACATCGTTAAGGCTTTAGCTGCGGGAGCAGATGCGGTCATGCTCGGACAGTTACTGGCCGGCTGCAAGGAAACGCCTAATCTTACAGGAAGCAAGGATGGTCGAGTCTATAGAGGCTGTGCCAGTTTCTCAGCACAGGAAAATCCGATGTACGTCGAAGGCATGGAAACATGGGTTCAAGACCAGGGGCCAGTTGCCAAAGTTCTCAACAAGCTCATGGCCGGCGTCCGTTCAGGGATGTCCTATTCCGGAGCCAGAACTATAGCTGAGTTACAAGAAATGGCTGAGTTCATAGAAGCATCGCCCAGCACCGTCATAGAGAACGGTGCTCATGGGAAGGTCGAGGAAGATTAACCCATGAAGTACTCAAACCTAGAACAGATTGAAAGACTCCTCGAGATGGGCGCAGACGTGAGTGATGCAAGTTTGGTTCGATGGCTACTCGAAAAGTACAACGACGCCCAGGACGAACTTGGTAAGAAAGACCTGCGGATTGCTGAACTCGAACGCCAGCTGTACAACAAGCTGGCCGCAGACGGAAGATAGCTATGAACAAGCTTTGGTTGGATGATGTTCGCATTGCCCCTCGCGGCTGGATTCATGCCCACTCAGTAGAAGAAGCTCAAAAGTTTTTCAACAGTGGCATCAAATTTGACGAAATGAGTCTAGACCACGACTTGA